CCAATTGGTAAAGGATTTCTATTTAAATCAAGTATATTGCCAAAAATATCAACGACTGTTCCTTTAACAGTTTCCATTAAATAATTTGGTGAAGCAAGAGTTAAACTTAATGTATCAGAACGAGTTTTCCTTCTATTAATAAATCCATAATTTTGTACAGAAGGATCTTTATCATTATATAGAGATGATTCAAATAAATCATTTGATATATCAGAATAATATTGAAACTCGTAAACTAATTCACGTTGTTCTACAAATGGAGGATTTTTACTAGATCCAGATGTGATATTTATTGATGTAGTTGGATCCATTCCAATAATATAATATTGAGAATTATAACTATCATTCTCTAGTTTTAATGATTGAGATATTCTTTCATTTAGTTTTAAATCTCTTTTAACTAAACCATTAATTTGTCTAGTAGCTTGAGTAAAATGATATTCATCTTGAAAATTTACGCTATATAAATTATCCTTTGCATTCATATGTAATCTATTAGAATTTGATCCAATAAAAATATCATTATTCTTATCTAATAATATTTTTGTTAAATTATTACTCGTAATTAGTAATTGCCCTAATTCTAATTTAGGAACATAAGAAATGTTCTCGGCTAAAAATGAAACAAAATACCATTGATTACCACTCCCTTGAGCAACTACAATAGGAGTTTCTGCTGGAGGTAATGTGCCAATAAATAATCCATTATTATAAAACATACTATGAGGAGCTGGAACATTTATTACTGGATTATTACTCATTGATGGAGCAATATTAAGTTTTACTTGTATATTACCAGATGACTGATCATATCCTTTGATAGTTCCTCTTTTTAATAAACCAACTGGCTCATCAAACAAATTTGGATTATTTCCATAATTAATCATAATTAAGATCCTACCTGTGGTGTATCTTCATATACTAACCAACAATCAACTATATATTTGAACAGCGCACTTCTTAATTGATTTTTTTTAGTTTTATCAGATGTAGTGCTACTATCTGAAGAATTAATTACTGAAATTAAATCTCTTGATGCATTAATTGCTTTTTGTGATGGAGATTGTGGAGAATTAACATCACTTAGATTAATAGGCTGAATTACTAAAGCTCTTATATCCCACAACCATGGAGCATAAGCTTTAGCAGATGGATCATAAGATGCTACTGCACCTAAATCTTTTTGACCACGTAATGTTTCTTTTATTATACCAGCAAACTCTAATAAATCTGAATCTACATCTTTAGAATCTTTGTCGTAATATAATCTTAATTCAACTCTAGTTATCCTGCTTTGTGTGTCAGTATTTGAAGCATTATTATTAATAAACTGTTGAGCAGTATATAGAATATTATTTATGGTTCTTAAGTTTTGGGTATTATAAATAGTTTCATTAGCTTTAGTTGTAGTCTTATTATTTACTGCTATTTTGGCAACAGGATCTAACTCAATAATACCTAATGAAGATTCATTAGCTGAGCTTTCTTGTCTATGAATAATAATATTATTCAAGTCTCTATTATTAAATAACATTTTACCCATAACATCTAATGTAGTTGGAATATATTCACCAGGAGCATGTCCATATGTTAAAGTTAATGCTGTAGTAAATCCTGAGCCAAATGAAAAATTATGTCTAACAGAACTGACATAAAATAATAATCCTCTATCTTCAAGATAGATAACTTCACCTGGTTGCATATATTCATTTCCAGAAATAGTTATATTGCCTCTTAATACTTCTTTTCTTGCACGACTTAATACCATACTTGCAAAAGGAACACATTGAGTATGAGGATCTTTTAAAAATGGTGCTTGTATTGTTGCTTGACTTTTAAATCCATAATTTCTCCACATATCATAGTCAATCGCCATTGCGGTAGTCATTGCATTTCCACCATTTGGAAAAACATTTAATACTGAAGGAAATTTATCAGCACTTAAATAATCTATTGTTCCCTGAACTTCTACAGACGTATATTGTGGACATTGTTCTGTAAAACTCATATCTTTAATTTGGCTGCGTTTAATTACATATCGACTACCAGAACCAGGACCTAAATCATCATAAGTTTCATCTTCAATCATGTGTTCAAATACTTCTGGAATATTTGAATTACCATAATTTCCTGGTGCTAATAACATATTACCAGTTTTGTCATCTTTATCATCTAATGATTTGTACTCACTATAGTTTTTTATAGTAGAATAAAACAATTTAACTGTTTTTTGTCTTTCTGAAATCATCTTTGATAATTCATTAAGTACCTTAAAAATATCAATAGAATAATTTGATGTTTGAACTGCATCTCCTATTATAAGATTCCTTTTAGATAAATAGTTATTTATATTTACTTTTTCACCTGTTCTATCAAAAATTCTATCAGCTATCATTTTTGCTCTAGAATTTTCTTCAACAGATTTTACATCACTTATATTATACCCAGCCATATTAAGTGTCTTGCCTTGTAATACTGTTACAATTGCTTGCGCACGATCCGATGTTTTAAATATATTCTGTGTACTTTTTGCTTGTTGTGAAATAGATGAAAATACCTCTAAACCATGATCACCTGATTTAATATCAGGATTAGCATTCTTTACAATATCTTCTATATTAATAACTACACCATCTGTATTAGATATAAATCTAAAAGATGTAATTTCTCCATTACCTAATTCAGAAGTATATTGAGACATAAATGTATACACGCCTGCATCATCATTATAACCTAAAATAGCGCAATTCAATCTAATATAATCTTCAATAATTTCTGTTTGAAGTCTGAGTGTTTCTAATTGATTAGTAAATAAATCACTTAAGAATTGAGGAAATACTTGAACGCCTAAAGTCTCTTTCATGTACATCATCTTATAAAACACAGAACTTGGCATTCTATTATACTGTGGAGGTCTAACACGAACATGACCTTGAGTATCACAGAATATTTCTAAATTCAATAAGCTTGCAGTATTTTTTATATTGTCTTTTACACTAGTAAAAGCATTACCCATACTATACATGTTTGGTTTTTCACCAACAGAATTATTATATGCTGCAATATCATAATCTTTATCATATTGATCATCTACAATAAATAAATTCTTATCATCATTAGCTCTAACATTATAAGACATTCTTCTCGTTAAGTAATTTAATTGCCTTCTTAATTTGCGCCTGAATGCTGCTTTTGATGCATTATTTTTTTCTGTACTATTATCTGAACTATTTAAATAAGAATCAACATCATCACTTACATCAAAAGATACATCATCACCAACACTATTATATGCTGCATTATTTTTTCTTGAATCTAAAATAAGATTATTTATTGATGTTTCTAAATTTGTTGCATCAGCTTTTAATTTTTGATATTCTGTATCAGTATTTTCTATCTGTCCAGATACATTACTTTTTCTTAAAATATCTATCGTATTAAATTGTTTCATTCTATCATAAACATCTTGAAGTTTTAACAAATTAGAATTTAATTGATTGTTTTGATTTATAATATCAAATTGTCCTTGAAGCTTTTTAGCATAAGTAGCTTCATCTACAGACAAACTTTTGAATGGTATAAAATTACCCCATAATATATTATTTTTAGATAATGTTGTTCTTATTGATTCATAATAAGTAGATGCCGCATTTTGATTAGCATTAGGATCTCCAGAATAATTAGGTGCTCCAATAGCCTTCCAATATGTTGTAAAATTATAAGGTATACCAGTAATAAGCAATGATAATACATTCATTACATCTTGACCAGCAAATGGATCTTTAGCAAGATTTGGAGCACCTACTCTATTTGGTCCATTAAAATCTGTTGAACTTCCAAATTGCACCAAAGTACCAATTCCTTCTTTCCATTTATAAACTAATCCATCTGGAGCATAAAATGTTTTAGTTAATAAACCAGTCATAGGATCAATTCCTGCGTCTTGTATTATAGACTTTTCAGTTAAAGGTAAACCATAACTTGGTCCTTGCTTATGCTTAATTAATGGAGAATCAAATCCACCATTAGATAACAACCATTTGTTTTCTTCTAAAAGTTCTGGAGAATCACTTTTAGCATTAGATGTTATCGTGTCAAAATTACTTTTAAATGGAGTTAAAGGATCATATATAGAACCATTAAATGTATCAGTACCAGGCTTGAAATTTATTTTACCTTGTTCAAAATATAATGAATTATCTTTACAATGAACATCAACAGAAAATTTTCCGTCACGCCAACTATCACTAGCTGTTTCAACTAATCCACCAAAAACATGTATACCTTCATTTTCACTTACAAATTGTGACCTGACCATATTCCATAACCAAGTTGGAAATTCTTTACCTACAAAAGCAGCCTTTTCAATTTGTAAATCAACATTTGCTTTAGGATTAAATATTACATCAAATGAATTTTTTAAATCAGTTAATGATTGCATTGTATTCTGTAAAAATCCTAAACCATTAAACATATTACTTAATCCACCTAAAAGATTATTATCAAATTTACTTTTAGATGTCATATAAACATGAATAGAATCCTGTGGTTGAATTATTAATTTACCTAAGAAATTAAATCGTAATTTACGCCTAGTATAATTAGTTTGTTTATTGGCTGTTTGAAATGCATTATTGGAATTTGCCATAAGAGATAATTTATCAAATATAGTTTTAACTAAACGACAAAACAAATTTAATTCAGAATCAGGCATAACCATATTAACACCATTTACTGATTTTTTCTTCTGACTATCTAAACCATCAAATCCAGCAATAGCTCCATCTTTTAAATACTCTGGAGGAACTTCAACGCCTACGTTAGCCCCACCTTTAAATCCTAATGTCAATGCAGAACCAATAGCATCAAATGTAAAAGGAATAGATAATCCTTGTCTATCTATAATCGCAACTACTCGTTTACCTAATAATGTATCTGGATTTATTTTAAATGATATTGGGCTGGCTCCTCTTATAGATCTATATTGATTAAGTCTAACTTCAAGTTCATTTATTAAAGTGTCAGCGCTTTCTTTACCTAATTGAAATGTTTTACTTTTATAAAATAAATTAGTAGAATCAGCTATTGCTCTTTCAATATCATAATCAGTAATAAGCATAACTCCATAAGGATCAACTATATTAAATCCACAACTACCAGAGTCATTCATATCAACAGATACATTTGTACTTATATTAGTAAAATTAGTTAATTCAATAACTCCTGTTCCTTCAGCATATTGAGATTTTCTTAAATTATTATTATCAACAATCCAACTCGTAGCAGGACTAGTTATATTATAAGAATAAATTCTACGAAGACGATCAACAACTTTTACTAAATTATCACCATCACCTTCTTTAGTTAAATTACTATCTGCAAAATCTTTACTAAACGAATCAGTTAAACTTAAAATTAATGGAATCATATAATTATCAATTTGACCTATTATAGATGTAACCTTTTGTATTTTAGATAATTTTTCTAGATTAGCTATTTGATTACATTTATTTTGGAATAATATCTTAATTGTTCTATAGTATAATTTTTCATCAGCATCCATAAATGTAGGATTAAAATTTTCTGCAATAGTTGAAAACATTCTTTTCTTAACTAACACTGTAGCATTTGGTTCTTGTGTAAGAATTTCAAATTGTTTAGGTGTAGTATTATATGGGTCTTGCCTTAAGTACCCTTCTTCAACATAACTTCGTTCAGCTGAATGGTCAAATTGATTTGAAAAATCACCTAAAGAACCATACTTAACATTTTGTCCATCAATAACAGCATCTAATGTATTATTGGTATTTTCTCCAATACTATATTGAGAACTAATCTGATCAGCAAGTGCTCCTAAAAAACTCACGCATTTCTCCTATTTCCATCTTTTATATTTTGTTTAGCAGACAAAGGTCTTAAATTTTCTAATGCCCAACACTTCTTAAAATTTTCATCTTCCATACTTATATAAGGTAAACAAGATTGCGGAATGATATGATCAAGATTCCATTTCCAAGTTGAAGGATCATTATCATCCCAAGTTTCACTATCATACTTTCCATAATTATACCATGTCATCCATTGATCAAACTGTTGTTCAAGATTATATTTTAAATCATTAATATTATAATCAAGATATTTAAAACATGAATTACCATTTTTAGTTGATTTATTATTATGTAATAAAGTATTAATTGATGAACTTACACTGTTCCTTAATTTAAAACTAATATCAACTTTTCTTCTTATTTTTGTTCGATTATTATTTTTATCTATAATAGTTTTTTTGTTTTTAATATAATATTCTTGCTTATTAATAAGAATATCCGATCTATTCTTATTATATTTTTCTTTATCTTTAGTAATAAGAATATCTTTATGTTCATTCCTATATATTTTATTATATATTGATTCACAATTTTTACAATAGTTTTTTAATCCATCCTTGCTGAATTTATTTTTGTTGAAAAATAATATGTGTTTTTTTAAACCACATTTTATACACATTTTCATAATTAATCCTATTATCGTGTTGTATTACTAGTATCAAGTGAAAGTGGTGTATTGTATTGACTTGGACCTTGATTTGCACTTCTAGTCCATGGAAAGTAATTAGTTCTATAACCTCTCTTTTGTATTGCGTTAAATGTTAACGTATAATCCAATAAAAAGTTATCAGCTCTTTCATTGATAGTCATACTATCAAAATACCCTTTATAAATAGCTCCATTATAAAACATCTCTACAGAAAATGCCATTTGAGCTAAAGTCATAATGTTTTTAGAAGCTAAAGCATTTGCATTAGGAGAATCAGTACCTAAAATACCACCCAATAATCCAGCACCTAACGCACCGCCAATAGCACCACCTACAGCATTAACACCTCTAGAAGCTAAACTAGCAGCATTATTATTTCCTGCTGCTAAAGTTAGTCCAATAGAATCTCCAGCATATTGTTCAGCTCTATATATCTCATACAACATATTAATACCTTCAACTCCTGCGCTACCAGTAACACCAGCAATATTTATAGCAGTAATTTCTTCTCCCCAATATTGTAAAGTAAATCCGCCTTTTGTTCTATCTTTACTAATACTTTTCTTATGCTGTATGCTCATTGATTGAGGATTTATATACATTCTAACTGTACCAAATTCAGGAACAAACCAAGTAATTATATTTCGTTTAAGTTGCGCTGGCTTATTACTTGGAACTTTACTATATGGTAATCCATTGTCATCTGGTGAAGATGAAGAACCTTGTAAGAAATTAGAGCCATCATATCTAATTTCTGTATTCTTATTTATTTCATCTTGCGCTTCAGTTAATGCTTTCATTGCATCTTGAGTAAAATTAGCCATATCAATTCCTTATGCTGGAAGTACTGCACGTTTATGATCAGAATCTTTAATTCTTTCTCCACATGCCAAACAATAACCTGTTATATGAACATGCACTTCTCCAGTAACATCATTAGCTGCTCTAGCCCCTTTAGCATCTGATGGCGCTGTCTTTCCAGATTTATCTTTATCAGCAACTGGTGATGCTAAATTAGCAGATTGTTGAGTAGCTGCTCCAACTGTTTGTCCTGGTGTACGAACTTGTTGTTTTGTAGTATCTTGTAACTTACTAGCTGGTGAAAGTACACTTCTATCATTATTAGGATCAAAAGTATTTAATAAGGCTTCTCCCGCAGTCGCCTCATCTAATAATCTTTCTTTCTTTTTTATATCTTTTGTTTTGCCAGCTTCTTTTCGTTTGGAATCTACATTTGCTTGAACTCTTCGTAATTCTTCAGAATATTGTTTAGTTTTATCTTTTCCACTAGTTACTACATTCATTAAAGATTGAGCACTTCCCTTTAAGAAATTAGGAACTTCTTTCATAAACCCGCCCCAATCATTTAAAGCTTCTCTTAAATTTCTATTAGCATTACCTTGACCAGAATCTGTTGCCCATGTTTGACCACCTGATACATTCATAGAACCAACTCTTTGTGCTCTTTGAGTTGCTCGTTGTTCTGCAGTATTTGCTGTTCTAGTTAAATATTCTCTTGATCTTTCTCGCTCTTCATTACGAGGTTGATCCATATAATCTCTTGTACCAGATCTTACAGTTGATGTATGTTGTAATAAACCTAAATTGGTAACTCCAACAACTCCTTTTTGTGCTTCCATTATTCCGCGAATAACATTTAAATGAGTCGCTGTTAATTCTTGAAACTTTAATCCTTGGTCCATAGTTGTTTGTACAATAACATCAGATAAACCTGTTTCAGAAATCTTACCTTCAGATCTTTGTGAAAAAGCTTCCAATATTCTAGCCGCACCTTGTTCATCTTTAGCAAATGCGCCTAATGGACCTTGCATTAACATTTGTCGTTGCATAATAGCTCTAGATGCAGCTGATTCACTTCCTTCAGCTTCTTTAGTAGATACAATCTTACCAAATTGTTTTTGCATAGACTTCTGAACATCTTCCATAACCTGATCAATATTACCTTCACGAATCATTCGCTCAACTTTAAATGCTCCTCTTAATCCTCCAGGTCCTCCACTTTGTTGAGATAAGAATGCTCTTTGAGCTACATCTAAAGACGTAATTTGATTAGTCATATTTTGAATCATACCTACTGCTGTAGCTCCACTAACTCCTGTGTTTTTAAGAGCTTGAGTATAATTATTCATTATTCTGATAGAACCTTCTATAATTGCTCCAGTTTTTAATCCTTCACCACCATAATTCTTTAATGAAGTAGTTGCGTCTCGTAATGATTGTTTAACTACATCTAATTCTATTCCAAACTTATTAGATAATTCACCAATACGAGCGCTGAATTTTAAAGCAGGTTCTCCAGTTATACCCATATTTTTATAAGCATCTTTTAAATCAATAATAACATCTTTATAATCTCTACCACTACCAATCGAATAAGCTATAGTTGCAGATAACATTCCTATTTGTTCATTTGCATCTCTTGAAGAAGTTACAGTACTTTGTAATGCTCCTGGAACTCTGCCTAATTCTGAATAATATTTTTCTACATCTTCACTAGACATGCGTAATGCTTGACCAGTATTATCGATCATAGATTGATGAGTAGACAAAATATTGTTCATATTTTGATATTCAGAACCTGCAGAAGCTACTAATTTACCTAATGATCCTGTCTCTGCTGACATTCTAAATAAGCCACCTTGTAATCTTATAGCATTGTCTGCACTAGCGGCTAATTGTTTTGCAAATGCATGAATTACTTCTAATGATGTACTAAAAGCAGCTGGTACTTTTATTCCAGCGCTATTTAACGTACTTAATACTTCTCCTAAAGCAGTTCCTTTCATTTCAAAAACTTTAAAAACACCATCAATTTGTTTTGTAAATGTATTTAAACTACTAGTATCAAATCCTTCAAATCCTTTAAATGATTCACGAGCTTTAAATATGGCAGATGTCAAAACACCAAATGCTGCAGCATTTCTAGTTAATACATCAGTATTTGAATTTAAAGAAGTGCTAGCTTCATCCATACTAGTTCCAAATCCTTTTAACATATCTTGTACAAATTTACCCGTAGCAGATAATTCTGTATTAGCACTTGCAGCAGCTTTAGCTTGTGCTGCTAAATTTTCAAGATCTTGAACTGATAATGTAGTTGGGTCTGGCATTTTTAATCCTTAAGTGTACGACGCATTCTCTTTCTAGTTAATACATTTGGTATATTAAGATCTTGCATATTCATCTCTTTAACCATCTTACTAGTTTCTTCAAACTCTTCATCAGTAGATTGATGAACGTTACCGCCACCAAGTAATTCTTTAACTGCATCTGGATGATCAAATGATGCTAATAGATATGCATGATTTGTAGCAAGTTCTGCCATATCATATTGATCTGCTAACCAATTTTCATACATCCATATTTTTTGAACCGGCTCCATATTTACGATAAATGGATCATCAGGTGTTACTTTATATTCTTTACATAAATACCAAATAAAACGATGTTCCGGTTCATATATTATTTTTTTAGGTCTTCTACGACCTCTTTCCCATCTACATCACTTTTAATGGAAAATTTGTCGCGAGCATCTTTAGCCATTTTAATATATTCATCATATAATCTATTTGATAAAGCGTCATCTAATTCTTCAATGAAAAGTAATTTAGCTTCTAAAGTATTTGATCCAATAAATTGTTCAAAATCTACATCAGCAATGCTTGTTATTGATCTGGCTAAAAATTGTTTTCTAATTTCAAATGGAGATTGAACTGTACCATCATATTCTGCTGCAGCAATAATAGCCTCTCGCATTTCTTTGGCTTTTAAAGATTGAAAAATAAAAATGTTACCATCAATATCAACTTTATGAATAGAACGAGTCATTCCTAAAAGTATTTCGATTCTACGTTTAGCTCCGTCACTTAATCTTTCCTTACCAGTTCGACGTGCTTCTTTAGCTGCTTTAATTTCTCTTTCAATTTCACTAGGCTCACGATCATCTTCATGATTCATTCGCATTTGCATCTCACGAATTGATGATTCATTCATACTATGTCGTGGAGAATAATTTTCTGATTCATCTGGGATATCAATATCTTTTAAAGGTGTAGCTGCGAATCTTTTATTGCTTATAGGACTTTCAAAATTAGGCATACAAAACTCCATTAATTATTGGTTGCTCTATAATTATATATCAACAAACAATATAATATACAAATAGAAAAGCGCCAAGATATAAAATCCAAGCGCTATTCATTATTAGAGAGTGTTATAAGTTAACTTTAATATAAACTGCCAGAGTCTCCTATGTCAATTAATCCAGCCGCATCCAAAGAGCCTCTTCTACCGGAATTACCAGTATCTACTAGTTGCTCAATATGGCTAACGTTACCACCAGATTGAATTGTAAGGTTTCCATAAGGATTACCATCTAATCCACCCATATGTTTAACACCAAGTTCACCACCAACAGCTACAGGCTTTCCACCGCTTAAGAAGCTGTATATATTTTCAGCTTCCCAGCCCATTGTATCCATAATAACCCAATCACTTATTTGGTAAGTATAATCAAGTCCATTAATCCATACATTCTTTATAACTGTTGAAATTTGATTTTCTTGTGCTCTCTTTTGTTTATCTAAAATGACAATATCAAAAGGGTAAATTTGAGAAGCTGCATGAATAAATCCACGACTGAAAGCTTCAGCGATACGTAATCTATCAAATCTAACTCTTTGACATGATCCTGTAATATTAGTTGATTGATTAGGAACAGAATCAATATGACCATCTGTTCCGATTTCATCAATCATTTTAATATTTCGTTTTTCAGAAATACTAAGAGATTGTACAGCACCAACAGCACGGTTATTAACCATGATGATGATGTTAGTTGAAATCGCTGTACTTGTTTTATTAACTGAATCGCCTGTTAAAGTGGAGCCAGTGTTAGGTGCATTAGCCATTTATTTCTCCCTAATTATAATTGTCCAAGACTAACTTTGATATAGATGAAGTTTACAGGATATGTAGGCTGTACTCTAACTGTGATATTCCATTGTCTTGGGTCAGCTTCATCCTTCTTTACTGATAAATCTTTGTATTGTGTAATCAATCCTTGTGAAACTAGTGAGTTCAAAAGTATAACTGCACGAGTATTTAAAATAGCTGGAGTATCGACACTTTCTGGTTGACCAATGAATGGTAAGAACCCAGCGCGTAATACCTTGGCTACTCTATCTCTGATAAATACGATAGAGATTTCTTGTTCTTCAGGATATCCACTTTGAGAAGTTGTAATTCCCCAAACAATTCTACCTCCACCAGCTACTGGTTGTAATGTAGTAACACCTGCTTGAGCTAATTGTTCTAACACTAATGTTGAGAATAATTTGTTTCGAAGAATAGTGAATCCAGTTAAAGTCTTATTTGTTAATGGATTTTCTAATCTAACATCAGCTGATTCGTAACCAGCGGCTGCTGCTGCGATATAGAATCCATCAATTAATACATTTTCTGTTCCAGCTTGAACAACAATTTGATCTGGATAGAAGTAAGTACATCTAAATGTATTACCAAAAGCATCTGATACAGAATAATTTGCAAGGTCTTCGATATTACCTGCCAAAACTTCTGTTACGTTATCACCTTGAATTCCTTCAAGAATTCCAATGTCTTCAACTGCTGCATCGGATGCGCCAGTTAAATTATCAGGAGTTAATCCAGAAATAGCTCCACAGAACAAAACTCTTTCTTTCTTATTTCTAATATTACTCATATACTTACAATGAGATAATGTATTTTGGAAAATTGCAGAAATTGTTTGTTTTGGAAGAGGAACTACGATATCACATTCAACTGCTTCAAGAGATTCTAAAGCATTCAACCAACCAGCATCATAAAATGAAGCATCTTTGTTATCAATAATACTAACACGTAATCTGTATCCATTAGGAACAACATTATGATTTAATACTACATAAGAGCTTGTATCTGCTAAATCTAAAACCTCATAACGTAATGAACTCTCATGTACAACTGTTTTCTTTATTGTTACTTGATTAGTTCCAGAACCAATAATGTCATAAAGACCATTATTATTTATTCTATCTTCAATATCTAAAGATCCAGTAGAATTAATTTGAAGTTTTAATGTCATTATTGTTGGTAGTAAACTAAAATCAATAGATGCACTATTTAAAGTTCCAGTTGCTGTTCCAACTATTTTTGATAAAACACCATCAGTATATCCATCAATTGATAATCCAGTTGTTGGATCAATTAATTGAAATGATACAGCTGTACCATTAGTAAAATCAGAGAAATAAGGAGATGCAAGTGTATGAAAATTTTGAGGATCATCACTTGTCTTTACAGTTAATTTACCACTAGACACACCAGTGATTTCATAGTATCCAATATTTGCTCTATTAAGAGCGTCAATAACGCTTAAAGTTTTTCCTACATAAGATGAATCGAATGCAATGGATGCGTCAAATAATCCTCGATTATTTACAGCAGTCTCACGAGCCATATATCCATCAAATCCAGTTGCTAATACTTCATATCCTAATTTAACTGTGTAGTAATAAGAATATCCACTAGGAGCAGAAACATCATCAAAAACAAAACTATTAGTTGTTGGTTGTCCTGCAGTATCTAATAAATAATATGCTAATTTATTAGGAAGAATTTGAGTCTCTACATTAGTTGCATTATTAGTGACAAAGAAATGCATGTTAGATCCAAAATCAACAGTGACACCAGTTGGTAAAGGATAAATAAAATCATCTTGATTAGTTGATGCTGCATTAACAGATTCTGATAGAATATATGAAGTTCTACGTGGCATTGAAGGAGCTGTTTGACAAGTCATTATAGCAGGAGCAGAGTTGGAAAAAGCTAATTGACAACCTAAACTTAAATTATTATCAACACTTGGAAATCCGTGACGTTTTGCTACATCTCCTAAACCTTGTAACAAAATAGGATCATTAAGATTAGCTGTAGGAATATATGTAGAAGTTAAAGAATCACTACGAACTAATACTCCACTTGCTACCATAATTGTAAAAGCATCACCTTCTCTAAATGGAGTTATTGATACGCTACCAATTTTTCTTTCATATATAGCAAAACTAATTACACTATTTGATACAATAGTTCCGTTAGCAGTCCAAATTACAGGATTACCATTGGAATCTAATTTGGCTCCAGATATAGAACCGAAAGCTATAAACTTAGCTGTATTTTGAATTGGCGCATTTAAAGCATCACGAACAACTGATACACATCTAATAGTCCAAGTTTCTGGTGGAGCATTAACATCCACTAAAGTTAGTGGTTGGATATATCCATCACCAACATTCGTGCTGAGTGTAGAATAATACGAACCACCTTGGTCTACCAAGTGAGCTGTTTGTAATTCAATACGACCAGAAGAAATATCTAATCTATAATCATATTTATTACTGAATGGGTTAGTATCTATTAAAGACTCTAATCCTACAAGAGGAATACCATTCTTAAATAATTGTGTTCTGTTAGAAACAACAGGATAATTTGAAAGTTGGAAGTGTCGTCCATCAGCACCAGTTGTAGATGTAAAAGTTGGATTTAATCCATCTTTGCCCCCACCTAATGCTTGAGAAACCAAAGTCTCGTCTGCTGCACCTTCGCCCATTATTACCGCTATACGGGAACCTCCAGGAATCGAGACTCCACGAGATTGGGTTACTACATCAGTAAAAACACCTGGTAGAACATTTGTTGCGCCTGGAATGTTAGCCATATTGAATCCTTGTTACTCAGTTATTTAGCTTGTATCATTAAAATGTATTAATATTCGTATTCCCAATGATATATTAACACATTTTATTGTTTTGACTCATTTTCAATTATACTTTTAACCGTATTAAACCTATAATAATTTACGAATTTAGTAGCATGTCTAAAACATTTATTTCTGCATTAATAGTTAAATTTTGAGATACAGAACTGTTTGAATTAGATAAGTCATTAAAAGTCATGGTAAAAGAAATGGCATCAATAATATTACTTACAGGTATCTCTCTTCGCCATTCTGTCCTTATATCTAATGTGATACTTTGCCTAAATAACTTATCATTTCTATCATCTGTTTCAGAAGGAGAACCAACAACTGGTGGTTTAACTATAATACCTACATCATATAAGGAATCTACAGATATTTCAGAAAAACACATTCCTATTGCTTCAATTAAATCATCTCTTGATCTTAAACTTCTAGAAAAAACATCTATAATTATCTGACCTTCCCAAATACCTGCCGTCACAAAATATGCAGGTTGATGGATTACTTGATGATTCCCATAACCATCTTCATAAACAATATCCTCATATTGTACAGATCCCTTTTCTCTATTTATGGAAATTGGCACATATTTTGTTCCACCATTTTTAACTAAAATTGCTGGATAAAAAATACCATCATTTCTATAGTTTTCTCCAATATATAATCTAGTACTTAACAAATCTCCATTAGAAGAGCTTGAACCAAACGCCCCTACTGGAAGATCACTTCCTGGTATCATATCTGTATGATCAGTGGTATTTGGAAATCCCCATTGATCTTTAGAATAATGATAATAACTATCTTTAGAGAAAAAATCACGTAAAGTTGATAAGATTATCTCTTTAGGATAAACAATCATTGATGCTTGTATTATATTATGTATTGAATATAAATCTGTACGAAAAAAATTATTAGTTCCCATGTTTTTACCAACGATATTTTACCGCAAATCCTAAAGTTATAATTGTATCACTGCCTGCTGTAGCTGGATGTACAGTTAAATCACATTGTAATCGAAGATATCCTTTAGAATAATTTATAAAATTTGAAAAATGTCCGGCTTTTTCTGACCAGACAAGATTCCATTGTTCACCATTATAAGTATATGTATGTATTAACGATGTTACGGGTGTAGCTGGAGCAGCTATATAATCTTTTC